GCAGGCGGCCCGCGCCGCCCGTGGCGATCACGCGTACGAACTCCGGCGGCGTGTTCGCGCCCTCGGGGCGCTTGCTCACCACCGGGCAGGGCAGGACCGCCCGCAGGCGGTTCATGACCTCGGCCTTCACGTCGGGTACCTGGGGCACGGCGTCAGTCCTTCGTAGACGGGGGCAGGGAGCCCAGGACCCGCTCGAGCGCGTGGTCCCGGAGTTTGGCTCTCGCGATCTTCGAGCCGGAGTCCGCGGACACGTAGGCGCGGGCGCGGGTGGATCCGTGTCCCTGGTGGGTGTGGAAGCCCTCACCCACGCGGTCCCGGAGCCTGCGAGCCCCGTCGTTCACCGCGGCGTACGCCAGCTGGGAGGTCAGAATCTGGCGAGCCACCCGCTTGTTCGGCTTGTAGTTGACCGACCCCATCACACGCCTCTCGCCTCTACCGCTTCGATCTTCACCTTAAGGCCCTTAGGCCAGTCGTACGGCCGCCCGATCACCGCGTACTCCACGCCGTCTACCACGAGCCGGTCCGAAGCCACGACGTCCGGGTGCGAACCACGCCAGTACAAAGCCACAGACGACACGACCTGGGCCAGGCCCGGGCTCGTAGACTCGAGGCTGTCGTCCGGCGCGAACAGCGCCCGCTCACTAATTGCCTCCTCGGTCCACGAGCCCGGAACCGGCTCGCCGTACTGGTCCACGCCATCCGGCGCACGGCGGCGCCTGGTGACCTGTACCCAACCGAACGCCGTCACGGGACCACGCCCCCAAACAGCCAGACCAGCTCGTCGACCTGGCTCATGGGGCGGGCCCCGCTCAGGAGGTCAACCTCGTGCGCACGGGAGCGAGCGCCCCCGAGCGCCTGGATCTCTTTGGCTTTCAGGAACAGGTCCCCGTCCGGGTTCGAGTACGTGTAGTTGTCCGTGTACGGGCCGGTCGTGTGCGACTCCGCGGACAGAGTCCCACGGGGCTCCGGGTAGGCGCCCAGGTTCGAGCCACCCATGCCGGAGTCTCCCTGCATGGCCCGCTTCACGACGGCGCACGTGATCCGGCGGCGAGTCAGGTCGGTCGCCTTGTCCCACCGCGGGCACGTCGCCATGACCAGGTCCGTGACGTCGCCGATCAGGACCTCGGCCCGCCGACGCTCCTGGTCAGACAGGGGGCGCCAGCGGGCCTGCAGGTCCTCTACGGTAGCGAACGGCTCGGCCAACCGTCAGCCCTCGTGGTCCTCGGTGGACTCGGGGGCGGGCGGGTTGAAGACCGTGAACCCGGGGGAGGCCGGGGCCTGGGTGGTGATCCCGAGGCGCTCACGCACCGGGTAGATCCGGGCGTAGGTCTCCTCGTCGATCTCCGCGCGGCCGCCGGAGAACTGGATCTCCGGGATCGCGATCTTGCGGTCCGGGTTTCCGTCGGTTGTGTAAACGGTTACCACGTGATCACTTCCTTCGAGTCTTCGGGGCGGGGTCTTCGTCCTCGGACTCCGCGAACGGGTCCGAGTCCTCGGTCACCCCGGCTGGGGTCTCGGGGTCAAACGGAGCCCAGTCCGGGTGACCGAGGGCGAACGGGTGGTCGTCCGGCACGGTGACTACCGACCGGGAGTCCACGTGAATCAGGTCGGCCATGACGATCACGCGACCTTAAGCAGAGCGAACCGGTCGACGAACACGTACCAGCCGTAGACGATCTCGAGGCGCAGAGCCACCTGGTTCTGGCGCTTCAGGTCGCCCTGGCCGTCCGGGTCACCGAAGCGGATCAGCTCGATCGGGAGCTGGCGCTGGACGCCCCAGCGGACTCCGCCGCGGAAGTCGCCGACGATCGCGCGGATCTTCGAGTCGGTCGCGATCTCCGGCAGACCGGAGACCGTGTCGCCTTGAGCCACAGGCACGCCCATGAAGCTCGTCACGTTCGTGCCGAAGCCCAGCTCGGGGTAGCGACGGTCGCTGGTCGCGCCCGCGCCGTCCTTGCGCTTGAGCTGGGACAGAGTCCAGGAGAACTTCGGGTCGAAGGCCGCGCCGGACACGCCCCAGGACTCGGGCTGGTTCACCAGCAGGCCCACGGCGGAAGCGAAGTCGTCGTCCGGGTCGGCCCCGGCCTGAGCCAGAGTCACGGACTTCGTGGTCTTCGCCAGGTAGTTGTCCCAGGAGCTGATCTCCGCGCCCGTCAGCGGGTTCACGCGGTGGATCATGCCCAGGTCCAGGGCGCGAGACAGCGCCACGGAGCCCTCGGAGGCCAGCGAGTTGACGATCTCGAGCTGGTAGTCCTCGTCGGTCCAGATCGCCTCCTCGGAGAACCGCATCGTCACCTGGGCCTTGTGGGGGACCGCGGTGACCGAGCTGAAGCCGCCCTTAGTCGGAGACTTCTGAGCGCCCTCCTCCACGAACTCGGCCTTCGGGAAGTCGTTGAAGACCAGGTAGTCCTTCTTGCCGAAGCGCATGGGCTCGCGGTTCGACAGGCGCGCGATCACCGACTCGGTGCGCGTGCGCTTGATCATGCCGTCCGCGATCTCGCGCGGCATGAGGACCTGTGCGTCAGTCGACGTAAAAATCGTCGCCATGTGTTAAACCTTCCGTGTTGGTTCAGGAACCGCCGAACAGCGCCTGCAGGAACTGCCGAGCGGCGTCGGGACTGGAATCGGGCTGGTCACCCGCCTGGGGAACAACCGGGCCACGGGGCGCGGACTTCCACGCTTGAGCGATCGACTCGCCGTGCGCCTGCAGGTCCTCGAGGGACTCACCGCGCAGCAAGTCAGCCGGCACGTGGGTGGCCGCAGAGACCTGCTTCTTCCAGTCAGCGATCTGCGCAGCCTTCTCGGCCGCCACAGCCCTGCTCTTGTACTCCGCCAGCTCGGCCACCGCCTTCGCGTGCTCCGACTGGAGCGCGTCGAACTTGTCAGCCGCCGCCTTGTTCGACTTGGCTCGGTTCTCCCACTGCCGGGCGTAGGACTTGTACCGGGCGGCCTCAGCCTCCCAGTCGGTCCCCGGCTCCGACGCCTGGGTCGACTCAGTCGGCTCGGGCGGGGCGGTGGGCTCCGTGCTGTCAGTCGCGGAGTCTGGTGCGTCCGGTGCGGACGCGTCTCCCGGGTTGTTCATGATTTAGTTGTTCTCCTATCCGTGCGGAAGGTCCGGACCAACTGTGACAGTCCTCCGGTGGTTTCAATCATACCAGCAAGTCTTTCATCGCGCCACTGGTCCACCCGTCCGACACGCCGTCCGTGTAGTCGTTCGGGAACAGGCGGCGCATGGTCGCCAGCAGCATACGCGGGTCGTTCGGGTTCCCGCCCAGGTCTCGCGTCAGTTTCCGAGACTCGTCGTACCGGCGCTTGAGCTCCGCCGGGTCGTAGCCGTCCACCGCCGCCTGCCGCCCCTTCCACGCCGGGACCACCTGGCAGCGGCAGTGATCGTGGAACTTGTCCTCCGTTGCGCCCCGGCCGCGGTGCTGAGCCTCGAACTCGGTCGTGTACTTGAAGCCCCGGGACGCCAGCATGGCGCAGAACGCACACGTGCTGGTCCCCGACGGAACACGCGCCCAGCCACTGGACCGCGGATCGCGCACCGAGTTGTGGGCCACCACCGACTGGGCCGCGGTCTGTACGTGCCGGTCCACCGCCCCGCGCAGGATCGACAGCGCCCGCTCCGGGTTCTCCTCGAACAGAGAGCCCGACGCGTAGCGCACGTTCTGGCGGACCTGCTCCGGCGTGACCGCCTCAGTCGTCGTCGCGTAGAAGTGCTTGCCCAGCTCGTCCCTACGGACCCGCTCGTACCACTCCGCCGCGGCCACGCCCGCCGTGTCGCCATAAACAGCCACCAGGCGGGGGAGGAACTCCACCAGGGCCTCGCGACAGGCGACCGGATTCGACCAGTCCAGGCTGTTGAAGAAAATCGTCAGGTCGTTGACCGCCAGTGAACTGGTGCGCGTGACCGCCCCACGGATCTGGTTGATCTCAGCCCTGGTCACCACCGGCGGTCACCCCCGGGACGGGCTCAACCGGCGCGGCCTCGTCGGTACGTACCCCCGCCATGATCGTCTCGAGGACGGACGGGGCCCGGCGGCGCTCGTGCTGCGCCTCCATCTCCTCGATCTCCGGCTGGGTGAAGCCCGCTTTACGTAGAGCCACGGTCGTGTCAGCCACCTGCGGCAGCGCCTGGACGATTTTCGTTATGTAGTCGGACGCCGCAGCCGGGGACACGTACCGGGCCGGAGTCCAGCGGACCTGCAGGTCCCACGACTCAGGCGGTGGCTCGCTCAGCCCGTCGCGCAGCATGACCGCGTTCTGGGCCACGCGGCGCAGAGCCGGAGCGAACACGCGCCACTGGAACTCCGCCTCGTCGCTCAGAGCGTACTCCGCCGCCTGCATGGCCTCGGCGCTCGCCGGGTTGTCCGCGAACAGGCCGACCATGGACTGCGGCATGTTCGTCGCCGCGCACAGGTTCTGCGCCAGCTGTCGATACATCTCCCAGTGAGGCGACATGGACGACTGCGGGAACTGGCCCACGGACGGCGCGTCGCCGTTCTCGTTCACGGTCAGGACCTGCAGGCGGCCCATGACCGCGCTCCACCGGTCCATGTCGTCGAACGCCTCCGGGTCCACGCCCAGAGCGTAGCGCTGCGGGGACGCGAAGAACTCCGCGCTGGTCTCCGCACGCACCATGGTCCGGATCGCCGCGTCAGTCAGGTAGCGGACCTCCCGGCTGATCCGCGAGCGCCCCAGCGGGCGACTCAGCTGCGGGTCGTAGACCAGCGGCTCCACCAGGACCCGACCGGTCGGATTGCCTAGAGACCGGGCCACCCAGTTACCAGCGGCGCCCCGCTCGAGCGCGATCACGTCGTCCGGCAGGTACAGGACCGCCGCGCTGGGCGCGTCCTTAGACACGTCCGTGATCGTCAGCGCCGCGGAAATCTGCCGACGACGCCGGTCCCACAGGGCCGCAGACCACAAGGCGTCGCGCGCCTGCAGAACCACCTCGGGGTCCCCGGCCGACGGGTCGCCCAGCGTACAGGTGATGAACGAACAACAGTGCTTATAAGCACTGGTTATGCCCTGGCTCAGTTCCAGATCGAACGAGTTATGAGCCAACAGCGAGGACAGGTCGAACGGGTCCGTGTCGCCGTCTAGGCTGAACCCCTCGAACACGTGCTTGCGCGCCAGCGACTGGACCGCCTTGAACGGCCACGCCAGCGCCGCACGGACCCGCGTCATCTGCGGCGGGACCGAGATCCCCAGGTCCTGTAGCGACCGGTGCCCGTCGTAGTACACGTCCAGCAGCGCGTTACGCGCCCGCCGGGACGACCACAGCCGCCACAGCTTGTCCAGCACCGCCTGCCGGCTGGAGTCCAGGCCAGCCACCTGCGGGACGCCCGGGTCCGACTGGACGATCGGATCCGACCCATCAAGTCCTTGTGTGTCCAGGATCACAGAATCCTCACCCCTCGGTTACCGGCGCCCCGCGGGCGTCGCCTAGTCGTACGCGCCGTCCAGTTCGCGGCGCTGATCGCCTCGATCGGGAGTTCGTCGCCCTCCGGCGAAGTCGCCTCCCAACCGAACGCCCCGTCCCTACGGCGCTTCTGTCTGTCGCACGAGCCCACCGACGCGTCCAAGGCGTCGCCCTCGGCACCCGCCGGGTGAGTCGTCTGGCCACTAGCCACCGACTGGACCAGCATAGCACACGAGTCCAGGTACTCGCCCGTGCTCATCACATGGATCATACGAGGCGGGAGCTTGCGCGCAAGCAGCGCGTCCTTCAACGGAGCCGAACCCGCCCCACCCAACAGACTCACCTGCGCCGTAGACGCCCGGCGCTCAGCCAGCCAGTCCGCCAACCGCTCCACGCCCTGCTCGAGCGGACCAGACCACGCACCGATCAGATTCACGTGGACCCGCTGGCCATCACGCATCGCCCCAGCCACCGCCTGCCGCATGCCGTCCTGGCTGAAAACCACGGCGAACGACTTGACCCCATCCGCCGGGGGATCCGCCACACACGACCTCCACGCCTCCGCGCTGATCGCCCGAGTCCGGCCACGCTTCAACGGCCACACCCCCAGGCGCTCGCGGGCGAAACCATCCGGGCTGAACCGCTTGCGCTCACCCTCCACCACGATCATCTGCAGGCGGCCCGCCACAAGCGCCGGGTTGTTCGCCCGCCACAGCTCACGGTCGTCCAGGTCCAACAGACCCGGGTTCCCGTCCGGCGACCACTCGTCCCAACAGGTCCGCCCCGGGTTGTCACCCAGGGCGTCGTCACGGACACGCGTGAAGACCTCGCCGTCAGCCTGCGGGCCCGGCGGGGTCCCCGTGAACAGCCACTGCGGGTTACGCAACGGAGCCGCCGACGTTGTCGGCATCAGAGCCTCCAACGCGTCGTCGTTCATCTCCTGCGCCTCGTCCATCACCAGCGTGTCGACCGTGAAGCCACGCGCCGAGTTCTTCGACCGGGCCACGATCTCGATCGACCCGCCGTTAGACAGCAGGACCGCCTCCTGGCCGTTCACCGACCGGATCGTCTTCACCAGGGCGTTCAGCTCCGGGAACTGCGCAGCCGGGTCGTTCGCCTTCTCACCGAAGAAAAACTTCAAGCGACGGAAGTGCTTCTGAGCCGTCTTCACCTCATGAGCCGTGTGGAGGATCCGCTCCCCCAGAGCCACCGCCCCGAAGACCTCGCGGACCTCGAGGCACACGTTCTTCCCGTTCTGGCGGGGGACCGACAGGCCACACGTCAGGTGGGCCCAGCGGCCGTGCTCGTCCAGAGCCAGCCACGCGTCCAGGACCTCCGCCTGCCACGGATCGGGCACCAAGCCGTGCTTAGTGATGAACTCGCACGCCAGGTCCCCCATGGTCCGGTCGATCGCAGTCGACCGGACGGTCTTAGGCGCGCTGGCGGGCACGCACGGCCTCCTGGAAGTCGACCAGGCCACTGGCCGGGTCCTTAGACTCCGCGGCCTGCTTCACCTCGGTCTTCGAGGGCCGCTGGGCCGTGGGGATCCCCAGGGCCTGACTGATCGAGTTGGTCAGCTTGTGGGCCTCGCCGATCAGCGGGCCACGCCGGTACTTAGGGGTCCCGGCCATCGACTGGAGCGACAGGTTGTACAGGCGCACGAGCTCGGCGATGTGGTCCCAGTCACGGGCGTCCTCGGGTACCGGGGCCAGCAACTCGGAGTCGTCGTGGATCTCAGTAGCCATAAGAGCCCCTTATGGAGTTGTTGCCAGTTATCATGCGCAGTTATGAACTTTATCACACCGGGGGAGGTACTGCACTATGCCTCCGGGGGTGCTCTGCTACCCCGAGGAGGTTTCCCTCCCCGGGGTGCTCGGGTTGCGTCTTGATCTCGCGCTGGACTCGGATTCTCGAGTGATCGAAGTAGACGCGGCTCTTCGACCGTTCCGTGTCCGGCGGTGCTTTATTCAGTTTTGGGCTGAGGAGCGCCGTGGCCTTGGGCTTTCCTCAACCTCTTGACTCAAGGTTACCACACGACGTCCGTGGTCGCAATCTTGACTTGTGTGGCGTTCACCACATCGCGGCTTCCGTCTCCTCGGCGCTGGTTGCAACGACGGCAGAGCGCGCGGCCATTGCTCAGCTCGTAGCCACCGCCGAACTTGAACGCGACGACGTGGTCAGGCTCTGCGCTGTTCGGTCTCATGCTGTGCTCGTAGTCCAGAGCCACGCCGCAGATCGGGCAGTTGACGACGCCGCGGGCCTGTTCTGCTGCCAGCACACGTCTGCGCCAACGCCTGTGCTGGCCGCTGGCTGTCCGTCCCACGATCCCCTCGCAGTCTGTGCCCGCGGCGTCGTCTCCCCAAGCCGTCCCACCAGGAGACACGTTGGTGGGTGCTTGGGCACCAGTATAGCGCGGGCCATGGGGTGGGCGCAAGCCGGGAGTAGGGTGGTCTTTGTCACATACTCGGTGCCGGGCCACCCACCGGGTGGTTTGACCGCAGCACCCCCCTGTCGCTCGGACCCATGGGTGGTCGCGATCACGTACCCGGGCTGGCGCTCACGCACCTGGGTGCTCACGCCGCGTGCGTGCGCCGCGTGCGTACGTGAGACGACCTCTCCCTACCGATCGGTCAGCCAAGATTTTTTGGGACCAGTTACGCGCGTACGCGTACCGTACGGCCCCCCTCCAAGTCGATCCTTTGTGGTAACTATAGAAACTAATTATAAAAAACGGTTCCAGTTCGTGTCGTTGTGTGCGGTGGTGGTTCGGCCTCGAGAGCCAAGAGTCGTTACGATCTAGACAGAGAACCCGCGTCGTTCCGCGGCTCTTATAGGGGATTCTTTTTGTAGGTAAGACTTTTTGTGTAGGAATCGCTCAGGAAGTTTTTTGGGAATCGTTCTGGGGCCCAGAAAGACTAACAACAAAGCGCCCACTTGCGTGAGAGTTTTTTCGCGTGCTAGAATCTTTTTGGGAATCGTCAGAACCGATTCCTTGTCGAAATCTAGACTCTTTACACAAGAGTCGATCGCTAGAACAGGAGAGAACCATGAGCACACAGATCGCAGGATACCGAGTCGGACCGTGTCCGCCCGAGTTTCGGGCAATCGCGCAGGAGGACTACGCCGACTACGCGGCGAGCCTGTCCCGATCCAGTCGCACGTCCACCGGACCGGGCAGTGGCCCGACCACGACCACCGAGCGTATGCTGCTGGAGAACCTGGTGCGGGAGCTGGTGGACAAGCCCCGGGCGTGGTCGCGCCTGTACGGTCCGTG